TGCACTAAATGTGGTAGTTCTTCTACCACAGTTTAGCTTCAGAACCCTGTTTCGTTCTTTAGAACTCATCAGCAGAACCACACAGTTCTGGACAGGAAGCAGTTTAACGAGATGCTCAGCTCATGTCATCAAGAAAGCAACAAAGCAACGAGGTCATAACCACGAACATCAAAACTGAAGTTCTTCTTCTTCAACCACTTACCAACTCTCATGATGGATTTGAAGTCCATATACTTGCGTATATGACCATCAATCACTAATTGATACCACTCACGACCATCAGCCATGCTGACCCAGCAATAAATTGTTGCTGTTCTTTTGATAATTGTTTCCTGCCTTTCGGCTCCAACCATGTTTATTGTTTTTAGTTATGAAATATTTTCTGTTTGGATTTTTCTGGAGTTTTTAGAGTTTGCTGCCATTTAGGTAGGGGGTACAGGCAGCTTCATCTTTCACCCCGGTACCTTTTATACATCTGTTCCCCAACTCTCTGCACACAAAAAATTTTGAAACCAAAGGGTAGGGGGTATCTATAGGAGGGGTACCTTTAAGGGGAGGGGGTACTCTGTAGGAAAGTACCTATTCTTCTCTGCCCTCCCCGTATTTTGGCTAATACGTTAATGTCTTGTTAACATTCCCCTATATTTTTGGATTTGCCCTTATAATTAGTGTATATTTGTTGTATGGAATTGAAATTCAAACATTTAGTAAATGAGATGATTGAGAAGGGATGGAGGGTATATTATTTTGGTACATTCCCGCCCTCCGGGATATTAGATAATATGTGTCATGCACGCAACTTGGAGATGCTTACCTACGAGGGTAAGCCTTTTTTATTTGTAAGAGATAAGTATAAGAAGGAGGTAAAGAATGAGAAGAAATGATTACTCACGTATTATAGAGTTAATACGTAATATGTTTCCGCACTCTACAGATGTGCGTATAGAGGTAGATACTAATAGGAAGGATATTGAACATTTTTCGAAAATTATTTATGAACACTCTGAGAATCAATTTGTTAAACCGGGAGAAAATCCTGAGGATAGGATATACTCTCGTTTTAGGACACCATTTGGGATGATATCATTAAATAATAAAGATGGAAAATAACTACGAACTTATTGGTGAAGATAAACATAGGTCACCAATCTATTTTGTTCCTGATATAGAGGATATAAGAGTAGGATATGAATGTGAATCAGCTAAAGCTAGAGTTAAAAGATTGGGGAGCAACTTAGATAACTATAATAGACATAAACACATTCAGATATATTTGTAAACTTTTAAATATAAAATAATGACAAACGGAGAAAAATTAGTAGGATTGCAATTTAACCCTTCTGGATTAACAGAAGTAGATGAAGTAAAACAGACATTTGCAAAAATGATTGATAAACTTGAAGATAAATTTGCAAACTCTGTCCAGCACGGAACAGCTACTGCAAACAGGGAATTTTTGTTTAATTATGCAAAACAGGAACTAATCAGAGCACAAATGGCAATGGTTAAATATTTAACATTTGATTAATAATTTTTATGAAAATAACAGTAGAAAGACTAATTATTCTTATATTAGTAGTATCTCTATTCCTTTTATATAAATGCTCCTCCTCAAGATTGCGTGAAAAGGATGATATAATTACTCAGGCAGAGCTGGATAAACAGACATTACAGACCCTTCTGAATAAGAAGGGAGATACCATCTATTCACAACAGTCTATTATAACATCCTCACAATCAGCTATTAAGAATCTGACAGACTCTATCTTCGACCTAAAGAAGAAGGATAAGAAGAACAGAGAAGTAATAGCCTACTATAGAGGACGTACAACTACACGTATTGATACCTTGGAGATTAGTTGGGTAGATACGGCCCGTATGAAGAGATTTGAGGACTCTGTAGAACAGGTATGCAAGGATGTCATAGCATTCTATAGAGACTCTGCTATAGAGACACCACATACAGATTCCTTTACAACGAAGGATATTGATGTAAACTTTACATTGAAGAAGACCAACCGCACACCATCCCTTGTAATAAACAGGTTGGCAATAGTAGATACCCTTGATTTACAGTTTGTTGAGCATAGACGCTTCTTACGAAAGCCAACAATTGAGGTACAATTTAAGCACTCTAATCCCTATATAAAGGTAGATGGGTCAAACTCAGTATTTTATAAACCACAGAAGAAACCTAAATGGTTTCAAAAAGCCCTACTAATAGGTGTAGGGGTATTTTTAGGAACAAACCTATGACAACAACTAACATACTCCCAGACAAGAAAGAAATAATCCAGAGGTTATTTACAGCAGGACACATCACATTTGATGAGATGTGGGTCCTCCTACAGGATAATGAGGGAACAAAGTTTATCCCTTTACCTTATCAGGTACCATATTACCCATGGCCCTATTACTATCAGCAACCTCCTGTTATTACTGAACCATATTATACAACATCAACTCAGATAAAGCATGAATGATACGTATCAGGACTTAGAGGGATACAATATAAATATGCCAGAGTGGTTATCTCCCATCCATGAGCATAATTTTATACATCCCACGGCCATAATTGGCCCAAATGTTAAAATGGGAAAAGGTAACTACGTTGGACCATTCTGTGTAATTGGTTATCCTGCAGAGCATAAGAAGTACTGGATAACCAACGAGAAAGCCTCAAATATGCTGATGCCTACATTTGATGGAGCAGGGGTAGGAGAGGTAGAGATTGGAGATAATAATATTTTTACAGGAATGGTTACAATAGATGCATCTACGGAGCAGAAGACAGTTATAATGAATGGATGCTGGTTCCTAAAGCACTCACATGTTGGACATGATGCAGTTATTGGGAATGGAGTTACGGTATCCTGTGGAGCAAAGGTAGGAGGTCACTGTATAATTAATGATAACTGTAACCTAGGATTAAATGCCACTATACATCAGTGGGTAGAGATACCTTCACAATGTATGATAGGTATGGGAGCAGTAGTAACAAAGAAAACAGAATTATCACCAAATAGAAAATATGCTGGGGTTCCAGCTAAAGATATAGGAGAGAATATAAAGAAATGAGAGTAACAATATCATTACCTTGTTTTGGGAGACCTCAACGTACAAGAAGAGCCATTCAATGTATCCTTAATCAGGATTTAAAGGGATGGGAAGCATTTATAATGGGAGATAACTGTCCCCACTTTCAGAAGATGATAGATAGTGGAGAGATGGAGTGGCTACAATGGGGTGCCAATCTACATGGAAACAAACTACATTACTTTAATGCTAAGGAGAATGGCGGAGGTCACGGTTATAAATTAACCAACCATGCCATCCAGAATGCCACAGGAAAGTATTTGGTATTCTTTGCTAATGATGATGTAATTCTCCCAAATCACCTATCTAACTATATGGAGATAGAAAAATATCCAGATATAGATATGATGTACTTTGATAGCTATCTTGAGCCATCAAAGAGTCCACGTATCTCACGTTTGGGATTTTGTCAGATAGGACATAGTGAAATAATTGTTAAAACAGATATAGCAAAGAAATGTCGTCCACATACAGAAAAGTATGGACATGACTGGGATTTTATATCAGATATAATGGGAATGGGGAAGTGTATTAAATCTACGTCTACACTACAGACATATAGAGTTATGCATATTCCCTCTATAGGATGTGTTGATACAATAGATTGATAGTAAATTATTTGGATAATATAAACTAAACTTGTACTTTTGTTAAAATGAAAAATATGATGAACGAATTATTTAATTTTCCAATTGTCATGATAGATGGTGATAACGAGGAAAGAAAGTCAGCAGAAGATAGACTACTTGGAAGGGTATCAAATGATGAGCCTACAGAATATGATATGATATTTGGAGAGGCTGAGTACCCATATTTTGATTTTGTTGGAATAGAAGACAGATGGCTACCATCAAAGGAATCAGTAGAAAAGGCAATAGATGGAAAGTTTGATGCATGTATTGTAAGATTTGCAAGTGTTGGACAACTTCTTGTACCTTGGTCAAGAAAGAAATTTAAGGCAGAAATTGCAAAATTTGCAGAACAATATGAAGCAGAAAAAGCTGCAAAAGAATCTGAAAAAAGAGAAATCAGAGTAATAACTTTAACTCCTCAACAACTTGAGGGAATTATGCAAACACAAAAACCAGATGAAAATGAGTAAAGTAAACGGAAACAAGAACATGGATACTCCCCAAATGGAGGCAATGAGACAAACAGTTATTGAGCAGGAATTGTCTGCTCGTTCATGGAAGGCTTATTATGAGAAAATGTACTACTCCCTTGAGGCAGAGAAACTGGAACCCCTATATAAGGAGTATCAGGAGAGAGCTGCTGAAAGACTGAAGAAGGAGAAAGAAGCAATGGAGCAATTCATGAAGAACCTCAATGAGGAAATTGAGAAGAAGAATCAGGAAGATTCTATAGGAGAAATTAAACTAGAGGAGGCTAACTAATGGCAACAGACAGAAAAGCTGATTATATTGGGAACCACGGTGGAACATACACAGACCTTAATGGCATGAGTAAACAGTTCACCGTGGTTGACCACGATAAGAAAACAACCATTCACTTTAATTCTGAGAAAATATCATTTAATATGTCAGAATATAGGTATCAACTAATTGACAGAATACTGGAATTACCAGCATCAATTTGTCCAGAAATATTCCGTGACTATACTGTAAGAGGAGATACTCCTGTTATTACATGGAATGAGACAATGCTACGTAATGATGGTGTTCCTATCTCTCAGTTGAGAGACCTTTGTGTGCTCTGTGAGAACAAGGCAGAACTGATGAGATTAATCCCATAGGTTAATTTCACCTAATAGATTTATTTTCAAAATAAATTTGGTAGTGAATTAAAAATTTTGTATATTAATCATATGACAGGAAGTAGAGTCGTAAAAGTATTCGAAGCAGACAAAGAAATAAAGTTACAAAATGTAGAGAAAAAAACTTACAACTACTTAAAAACTAATAGTTTAAACGATATAGTAGTTATAATAGATGATGACTTACAAAAGATTGCAAATATTGCTAAGTGTGTAACGTCTACTGTATATTCCTCTTTGTTCCAACTTTCTAAAAAAGGACTGATTAAGATTATAGAAAGAAGAATAGAGAGAAAGAAAACCAAACATGGAGATTTGAACCCCGGAGAGAGTGGGTATAATTACTTCACTGTAGCAAAGATGAAGTATGGTATAGGTAAAAATGAAATAGAAGAAATTTGGAAAAAGCAAGGATATTCGTGTGCTATTTGTGGAAAGAAAAAGGAGTCATCGGGGAAAAGATTTCATATAGACCACTGTCATATTAGCGGAAAAATAAGAGGTCTATTGTGCAGCAAATGTAATATGGGGATAGGAATATTTGACGAAAGTATAGATAGACTTAATTCTGCAATTTTATATTTGAAAAGTTAATTTATTTTTAGTATATTATCTCTATAAAAAACCAACATGGTCATTAAGTCATTTCTAGATAAGGTTCTACTCCCTGACAAAAGGGATGTCCTGAGGGTGCATTTGTATTTGAAATTTCTTCAATATAACATACAACCCTATGAAAATGACATCAATATAATAATTGAGTTATACTGTTTTGGAGGATACTCAAATTCCGAGAAACAGGAACAGTTCTTTGATACATGTTTGGAGAAGAAGTATAAGAAAAGTAAGCAATCTATCAGGAATACACTTTCTAAGTATACTAATCTTGGGGTTCTGGAAAAGCCCAGAAATACCTCATTATCAGTATCTTCTAAGTATATTCCACAGATTGACTTTGATAAATTGCTACTTCAACATACTATAACCCATGCAAACTAATCACCTTGATATATATAAGATGGTAGCCGAGGAGACCGGGGAAAGTGAGCAGCTATACAAGGATATAGGCTCATTTGTCTTCAAGGAAACCGCAAGTATGATTAAGGACCCTGAATCTCTTATTCTTAAGCTGAAGGGGATTGGTTCATGGCACCTCAGGAAAAAGAGGATGGAGATAGTTGTAAATGAGTGGACAGACCGTGCTAAAGTAAAGACAAGAGAAGATTTTTCGTCAGAAGCCTCCTACCTCTCCTATTTAGAGAAGCATACTCAGTATATGAACTTTAAGGAGAGGTTGGAGGAATATGACAGATATCTTCAACTTAAACAAGAAATTAGACAAAAAAGACATGAAACTCAAATACTTCTAGAGCCAAATGATGAAGAAAAATTTAAATCTGAATGAAGATAATATATTATTGGAAACTCCTGAGAGGGAAAACTAGTGCACTGAATCCAGCTAAACTAGATTTGAGGCATATATGGGCAGTTATGCAGAGCTGGATTAGGGGGATTCTCCCAACTCCAAAGCACATAAGAGAGCAGATTATCTGGAGAAGGGGTGAAGTAGCCCTTAAATCTCCAGAATGCTGGAAACAGGGACACTGCATTCAGTGTGGATGTGAGATTGTCCCAAAAACCACAGCTGATATGGGATGTGAGAATGAACCATTCTGCTACCCTGAGATGATGGGTAAAAAGAAATGGAAAGAATTTAAGAAAACCAATGACATAAAACTATTCTTATAATCCAACTATGTTAGTAGCAGTCGATACAGTAAAAGATTTAGGGAAGGTAAAGAAGGGAAGTCCTTACTCCTTCCAGTTTGCATTAAGAAACAACGGACAGAACGAAGTTATAATTGACAGAATATCAGTAGGTTGTGGGTCCTGTACAAAGGCATCCACCTCTAAGGTAAAGCTTGGTCCGGGAGATACATCAAATATAGATGTAATCTTTACTCCGGGTTCTACTGGTACCCAACAAAAATTCGTGAATGTGCAGTGGAATAGGGATAATCTCTTGAAGCTGACATTTACAGCAGATTCATATGAGTAAAGTTAAATTCATAGAAGATACACACCAGTATTTGACAGAAGATGGAAGAGAGTTAATCTCAGTGTCAGCATTTACAGAAAGATTTAAACCAAAAGTTGATTGGAAAGCAGTTGCCAAAAAGGTAGCAGCAAAAAAGACAAAAGCCGGAGAACCAACTACCACCGAGGAAATCCTTAAGAAGTGGGAGGAGAAGAGGGATTTATCTGCCAAAATAGGAACAATTTTTCACTCTATTAAGGAAGAAGAGTTGTTGGGGCAGAAAAATCCCATCTTTTATAATACACCATGTTCTACTAAGGAGTGCCTCTATACAGGAACAGACAAGTGGTCAATTCCCATTAATAAGCTGGAGAATAATACCGTATATCCAGAATTAATGATATATGACATAGAGCATATGATTTGTGGACAATCAGATAAAGTAATTGTTGCCAACAATAAAATAAATATCTGGGACTATAAAGGTTTGGCTCTTGATACAATAATACCTACAGAGACAGGATTTAAACTAATGGCTGATATTCAGGTTGGTGATAGGATTTTTGACGGAGAAGGTATATTAACATCAGTCAAGCATATTTCTGAAATACATTATAATCCATGTTACAGGGTATTTTTTGATACAGGTGATAGTATAGTATGTGACCATGAACATAAATGGGAGATTTCACACAGACTCTCAAAAGGTAAATATAAAGATTTAGAGAAAAGAACTGATGAATTATTCTCATATTTTGGTAAAGGTAAACCTATAAGAATAAAATGCAACCCTTTGGTTTTACCTAAAATTGAACTTCCTATAGACCCTTATATTTTAGGAGTGTGGTTAGGAGATGGTAACTCACATGCTGGTAGAATTACAAATATGAATCCGAATTTATGGATAGAAATAGAGAAAAGAGGATATACTCTTGGGAAAGATATTTCAGGAGGTAGTTCTGGCAAAGCTCAGGATAAAACAATATTTGGATTAGAAACTCAATTAACAAAACTTGGATTACTTAAAAATAAACATATTCCTGATATATATCTTAGAGGGTCTTATGAACAAAGATTAGATTTACTTCGTGGTCTTATGGATACAGATGGTAGTTGGAATAAAAAGAGAAAAAGATGTGTGATGGTTACAACAAAAGAATGGCAAGCTAATGGAATATCTGAAATAGTTTCGTCTCTTGGTTGGAAACCAACTATTATTAAAGCCAAAACATCAGGTTTTGGTAAAGATAATATATCTTGTTTTCATGTTAATTTTGATGCTAAGGAAAATCCATTTCTAACAAAGAATGAAGATTATAAACCTAATAATAAGGAGAAATCTAATTATAGATATATAAAAGAAATAAGGAAGATAGATAGTATACCGACAAAATGTATATCTGTAGATAGTCCTGCTCATACATATCTTGTCACCAGAAATTACATAAAAACTCATAATACTGACGCAGAGATAAAGTTTAAGGCTTTTTCTAGTCAGTGGGTAAAACCACAGAAGCTACTTGGACCATTGGCACACCTAGATGACTGTAATGCTAATATCTATTCTATTAAGATGTCATTGTACATGTATCTTTTATGGAGAGCAAACAGGGGAACACTTAGGACGGGTGATATTATGATTGAGCATGTACATCTTGAGAGAGATGAAGATGGACTTCCGATTCTTGAAGATGGCAAACCAATTGTAAAAAAGATTGAGCAAATCCAATTACCCTATCGAAAGAAGGAAGTTATGGATATGCTAGCAACCCTAAAAGTAAAAGCATGAGTACTATTGTTTTTGTAAGTCAGGACGTTCCAGATAAGAAGCTTCAGAGAGAAACTAAATATAAGTATGTTCCTGACAAAGAAATGAGGTCCAAAGTAATAGATGATTTAAAAAAGAACGCAAAAGTCGATATTCCATACGATATGATAGTGGAATTTGACTTCAGAATTTCTCTTAAAGAGTACGATTTCACTTATAAACCAACAGATAAAAACAAATGCTACCAAGAATACTCGAATACGAAGACGGCAGAGTAAAGGTTACACCGGAAGCATATACGATTCCTGAGATAAAAAGGATTCTAGATAAGCATGATGATATGGCTGAACCATACTTAGCGTATGTATCAGCATTAAGTTATCCTGATTCACCATATAAAAATATCCCAAAAGAGGAGAGAGCAGAAGCTGCCCTATTTGATATAAAGGATACAATGGGTGATTTTGACGAGGAAGATGAATTGATAGCTCCTGCAATAGAAAGACTAAAGTCTTTATGGGAATCTCCACAAACACTTCTGGCAGATGAAATGGAGGAGGAGTTACATAGATGGAGAAAGTACCTAAAGGATACACCTCTGATAGGTGGAATGGATGGGAATATGAAGGACCGTCTCGCCTTTATAGACAAAGTAGAAAAGATATCTGCGGCTGCTGCTAATATTAGAAAGATTGCAGATGATGAGATAAGTCCTAAAATGAAGGGCGGAAATGAATTAGGAGAATACTAATAAATGTTTTGGCAATATCCATTAAAAATACAAAGATACGACTCGGAGAACCAACAATGGGGTCACGTAGAATTTGCAGACCATGCAGAGTTTGTTGCATTTGTTAAAGACCAATTTAAGGAGTCACCTGACAAATATAAACTCAGAAATGTTAAGAACTTCCAAATGGAGGGACTTAAGTATGCAGAGGAAGCAAAGAAGAGTGGAAAACCCAACTTTGAGGGAGGTGTGTATACCAAAGCTATAAAGGGAACACACGCTTGGAAGAAATACTGGAGAAACGAGAAAGATAAAGTACTAAATGGAGTTATAATAGATGACTGGTATATACCTCCCTTCTATTACTGGTATTTGAACTTCTGTCCAATATATGTGGACATAGAGAAGAAAAAGAGACTTCCCAGTGTTTGGGATGGAGACCTGTGGTATATGCATTATGTAATGCTTGCTCTGCTTACAGGTAAACACGTTGGGGGAGTAAAGGGTAGACAGAAAGGTTACTCATACAAGCATATGGCCATCTTATATTGGTGCTACTGCTGGTTTGAGAACAGTGTAAATACTGTAGGAGCCTTTGCTGAGGATTTGGTAAAGAAGAGCTGGAGATTCTTAGAGGGATATAGGAAACATATCAATTCCAATACAGCTTGGAAGAGAGGACCTACTCTCCCCAAATCTCTTGAGTGGCATGAGGTAACGGTTGGTAAGGATAATAACCCATACGGTCTATCATCTAAGCTGGCAGGTGTTACCTTCAAGCAGTCACCCTCAAATGACGTAGGTGGTGCCCAGACATTCTTCAACTACGAAGAACCGGGTGTAGCTCCTACTCTTTTAGAGACAATAGAATTTATTCGTCCTGCCTTGGAGAAAGGTTCTGAGACTACAGGTACTATTATAGCCTGTGGTTCAGTTGGTGAACTGGAGGATGCAGAGGGATTGAAGGCAATCTTCTACAATCCAGAAGACTATAACTTCCTAGGTGTTAAGAATATCTGGGATAAGGTTATAACACCAGAAAATGAGACATGTTGTATCTTCATATCTGAGGCATATAACATGCTTGGTAAGGATGATGTAACTAGTAAACCATTCATGGATGAAAATGGTAACTCAGATGTAGAGTTGGCTATGGAGTGGATAGCTCGTCAGGAGGAAAAGATTCGTTCATCTACGAAGAAAGCTGAATTAAAACAGCTACAGTTATCCCAGAAGTGTACATCTCCTCAACAGGCATTTGACCAGAGAACATTATCAGAATTCCCAATCCAGCTACTGAAGAAGCAGCAGGAGAGAATAAAACTAAAGGAACAAACCAATAGTTGGGAATTCAAACCTCAAAAGGGATTATTCGAGGAAACAGATGGTAAGGTAGTTCTTAATACAAGAAATCTTCCACCAGAACACGGATATCCTGTTAACCCTGAATGGGAAGATAAAAGAGGTGTTTGGACTCTATATGAGTTACCAGACGAAAACGCAGAGTTCTTTACATATTTTGCATGTGTGGATGCTATCGAAGTTGATGATACATCTACCTCTTCATCTATAGCTTCTGTTGATATCTTTAAGACGGCTGTAGAAGTCAGTTATAAAGATAAAGATGGTAAGATAAAGACAAGAATAGAGGGAGATAAATTAGTAGCAACATATAGAGGTCGTTTCAAAACAGCAAAGGAGACAAATAATCAGATTTGGTTAGGTCTAAAATTATATAATGCCTTTACCTATGCTGAACGAAATAAGCCAAACTTTATCAATTATATGAGAGAAATTGGTAAAGCTGAGAAGTATCTGGCAAAAGAGAGTGATGTTCCTATGTTTAAGGACCTCAACATAAAGTCAGGTAATGTTGCTAATAACTCTAAATTCGGATTCCATAAAGGTGATAATACTGAGATATGGAAATACTTTAAGGCATATGCAAAAGAGTACTTCCATACAGAATTTGGAAGGAGTACCTTTACAAAGAACGGACAAGAAGAGGTTCTAAAGATATTCACAGGCATAGATAGAATAGATGACTACTGGCTCCTTGAGGAATTTATAAGATATGTAGAGGTTAAGGGAAGAGCTAAAGGAAACTATGACCGTCTTGTATCATTTATGGGAGCACTCTTCATATGTAAAATATATCAACAAAACAGGTTTATAAAAAGAAAATCTGAAGTAGTTGATGAACAACCAAAACAACAATATAAACAACCAAGAAGAACAAATATGCTTGGAGGAGGTTTTAAAACCTTCGTCTCCAACAAGCCTAGAAAACCCTTCTCAATGCTTTAAATATGGCACAAAAATTAATCTGGGGGTCAGACCTCTATAAAGGCTTTAAGTTAGATAAGAATACTCTTCTAAACGGAGCTATCGACGACATTCTTCCATTTCAGATGCTCACTCTTGAGCAGAAGACAGAGGATTGGATAAAGGCTGTTGCAGACTATTACGAAACTGCAGGATGGAATAATGTTGAGAGAAAGGCTGGTAAAATCCAGCGTAACTATTGGATGAGATATGGTAAGCTAAACCCATCTGATTATATCATTAATCCTACTGCTAACGAGTACTATCAGGCAGTTGGTTGGGTAATGCCACCAGAATCACAGTCCCCTCTTGAGCAATTCTATCCACTTGCTCCAAACTTTGTAGATATCCTAAGAGGAGAATTTATAAAGAGAAATAATAGCTGGACTGTTGAGGCAGTTGACCCACAATCTACAGCTGAAGTATTTAACTTCAAGAAGCAGCAATTTGAGGAAGTTATAATGGCACAGGCTGCTATGGAGAAGCAAATGGCACTGGCTGAGATGGGAATTACTGAAGAAGTAAATCCTGAAGAATTCCAAGCACAGATGATGGAGGCTATGAATCGTCTCAAGACAATTGAGATGGAGAGTAGAAATTTCCGTACAACTGGTGTAAAGTGGGCAGAAAAAGTATTAAAGATACAAGAAAACAGATATAACTTATACGAAATAGAACCAGATGCGTTTGAGAGCGGACTGATATGTGATAGAGAATTCTGGCATTTAGATTTAATGGATGATGATTTTCGTGTAGAATTACTTAATCCTAAATGGTGTGACTACCACAAAGGTCCAAATATAAAGTATGTCAGTGATGGAGATTATTTTCTATGGTTTGATTTCATGTCTGCTGGGGATATTGTTAATAAATTTGGCAGAAGAATGAAGGAGGAAGATATCCTGAAGCTGAAGGACATCTATGTTAAAACTCAAAACATCATTGTTCCTGACTACCTTAAGAGTCGTCAGGGTGAATACTATGATTTATCCAAGCCTTGGTTAGCAGCAACCGAGCTAGACCCTAAAATGAATGATGCCCTATTAGGTAAGGAGTTGGCATATAATTTTATGCGTTCTCCAAACTTTGACCATAATATGGAGGTAGATATCCTCAATCCTGTATGGGGAAGAAGGGTTACTGGTCATCCGCAGATGTTCCGTGTAATGCGTCTATATTGGAGGTCACTTAAAAGAATAGGCTGGTTAACTAAAATAAATAAGGATGGAACAATAGAACAACCAGACTGGGTAGATGAGAACTATAAAGTTACCATGGAGCCCGTATATGATAAGTCTGTTGTTAAGGAAGAAACGAAAGACAATCTTTTATATGGTGAGCACATAGACTGGACATGGGTTCCAGAATGGAGACATGTAATGAAGATTTCTCCTAACCAGAAACATACCTTCTGGTTACAGGATAGGAATTCCCTACAATCTATCTATATAGATGGTGGTCCAGTTCGTTTCCAGTTTAAGGGAAGAAATAATCCATTTGATAGCTTACCTCCTGTAGAGGGATGTGAGTACTCCTATTTAAATACAGATACGCACTCATTTATTGATAGAGTTAAACCTCTGCAGATTATCTACAATATCTGTATGAATAAGGTTCCCAAGAAGTTCCTTAAAGATTATGGTAATAAGATTGCTATAGATAGACGTATAGCATCCCCAAATAATCTATCAAATAATATGTCATCCATCGACCCAATGGATGCATATGAGGAATCACTAAGAGAATCTGATATTCTTGCATATAATGTATCCAGAGATGCGTTAGAGGGTGCTGGACAACCTGCTCTTCCTCAAGTTTTACAGTTATCTACAGTCCAAGAGGCTCAATTATACTTCAGATTAGGTCAGGAGATTAAGTGGGAAGCTGGTGAATTAATTGGTATTACTCGTCAAAGATTGGGTCAGAATAAGGCATCTGAGACAGCTACAGGTATTAATCAGGCTATTGAGTATTCTGAATCTCAGACAGAGAAGTATTTTGACCAGCATGCTAACTTGATGCAGAGAGTAAGACAGAGAATGCTGGATGCTGCTCAGTATTACACAACATTCCAAGAGTCTTCCCGTGCTGTATATATGAACGAGAGAGATGAAAACGTATTCCTTGAGATAGAGGGAATGGATAATTTACTTCCTCACTATAATATTAATCTTAAGAGTAAAGCAAACGTAAGAGCTGCTCTGCAAACTATTGCTAACTTTTTACAGAATAACAATACTCTAGATATCAAACCTTCTGCACAGATAACTGCACTAGTAGAACAATCTGTTCCAAAGCTGCTTAACTTAATCCGTCAGGGTGAACTGGAGGCAGAGGAAAGAGAGAAGGCACAAATGGAGCACGAACAAGCTCTACAGCAACAACAGATTGCTGCTAATCAAGAAATGGAAGCTGCTAAATTGGAGTTTGAGGCTGCACAAAATGATGCTGATAGACAAACTCAGATTGATGTTGCGTATATCAGAGCACTTGGTGGATTACAATCTGATAACAATGCCAACGCTATTCCAGATGCTCAGGAGAACCTAAAGAGTCAGATAATGGCCCAAGATATAGAGAATAAGAGAATAATAGGTCAGGAAACAATTGAGCAAAAGCGTCAGGCAGATAAAGACAAGATACTGGTACAAAGAGAGAAGAATCTGGTTGAGCTACAAAAAGCTAAAATTCAAGCAGATGCAGCTCTAGCTGTGGCAAAAGAGAATAAAACTGCAGCCGAATTAAAGAAAAGAGCAGCAGCTAAAAAGAAGAAAAAATAAAATTAGTCAGATATTAGCTAGTTACATTTAGCTATATTGACAATTATTTGGAAAATTAACTTAAAATGTTTATTATCAATTTATAGAAGTCTAAAAACCAACAACATGGACACAAACGTACAAAGCGTAGACCAGAATATGCTGGTCGATATGTTCCCAGAACTAGGAAATACCAATGTTCAAAATCAAGTAAAACCCGGATTTGGGATGCATGTTCAGGATGTCGATATCCTAAAAACACCACAATCATCTACTACAGAGGAAACTACACAAACTCCTGATAATCAGGACGATAAGAAGGATGACAAAGTTGACGATAAAGTTGACGACAAATCTGAAGTAGATATTCTGGGAGAAAATAAAGCTCCTGCAACAACTGAGATAAAAGACCTCACATCCTACTTTGAGGATAGAGTAAAGTCTGGAAAATTTGTAGCAGTAGAGGAAGAGGACGAAAAGGGAAATAAAACACTCTTTATTCCAAAAACAGCAGAAGAATACGATGAAGTACTTGAACTGCAGATTAACTACAGACTAGAGCAAGCCAAGAAGGATTTAGAAAAATCTTGGTACGAGAGTAAGTCTCCAGCTTGGAAGGTAGTTAGCCAATATGCAGAACTGGTAGATGACCCATCTCAGTTGATTCCATTTATACAGGGTGTTCAGACAATCCAGTCTGTAGCTAATATAGATGAGAACGAGATAGACGGAGCAGAACAAATAGTTAGAGCACGTCTTGCACAGAGAGGAGACCCAGATGAGGTAATTGACCAGCAGATTGAGGCTCTTAAAACAACAGATAAGCTGGTATCTACAGCTAAGCAATACAAGCCAATCATCATGCAGCAGGAGCAGCAGTTCCTTGCAAGACAGATGGCTGAAAAACAAGAAGAAGATAAGAGATATATGCAGATGGTCTCTGAGTTAAGAGAGGCTGCTATACAGGAACTTGAGAAGCCTATATTTGGAAAGACCAAATTAAAGCAAGAAGAAAAGGCAGTAATCTATGATTTGATAGGTGAACCTTCTCAGGATACTCAAGGATACGCAATATACTCTGCAATAGATGGATTGTTTGAGAAGAAAGACTTCAAAACCCTGAAAGAGATTGCACTACTTCTCTCAAAAAGTGATTCCTTCTATAATTATCTTGGTGCAAATGTAGCTAATCAAACAGCTGCATCTCTTGAGAAAAAACTAAGAATAGCTGGAGAATCAAGAACAACTTCTGGAAAGGATTACGATGAAGAAAATCGACCAATTCAGAGAAATCAATACAAAACAAAACCTACATTCGGTAGGTAAAAATAAAATAAAATTAAATTTACACATATGTTTATCCCCGGAACAGATAACAGACAAGGATTAGGGACCTTAGGTCACCCCGGTATATTTATCGGCCAATCCCGCTCATTGGGTATCAAAAATCATATTGATATCCCTTACGTAACAGCTCTTGCTCCAGAAAAGCCACTAGATTTTGGTGTACTGGACCTATGGGCTCTTAGACAGAGAACTGATTCTCCATTACTAACCCTTGCTATAGATAACGCCCAAGTTATTTATACAGATGCTGACTACTACACATTTGAGTTACCATCTGCTGCAGATTCGACAATGCGTCTTATTTCTGCCGGATTGGATAAGGACAAGCAAGGTATGGACGATGAAGAAATTCCTTTTGTAGTATCCTGCAGAGGTTTGGCTCCCGGCTCTATCTTCAAGTTTGACCTGACTTCCCGTATCTCATTTACCGTAGTTGACCGTCCTATCGAGCAACTTGGTGAGCACTACAAGGTATGGGCAGTTCTTAACACTAACTCTCAAGTTAAGTGGGTTACTAAAGCAGAATTCCAACCTCAGCGTCAGATTATAAAGCTGGCCGACATCAGAGGTCTTGATTTCTCCTCAAACAAATCAACTTGGTCAATCAGTGGAGTTCCTTCACTTGCTAAGTATAAGAACTATCTGTCAAATGTAATGCTTCAGCAGTCTTACCGTGTTACTTCTGGTGCTGTAGAGTATCTGAATACACACACTCGTATTGACGCTAGACAAATCCAAATGATGGAACAAACTGTTCTTCAGTTCTATCAAGTTAAAGGTATTGCTGACAACAAGGTTATCGACCTTAGAAATCCTGAGAGCTATAAGATGTATTTCGAAAGACTTATGGAAGAAAAGGCCAAAGGTAACGGTGAAGCAGCTATGGTTAACCTTCTTGATAGTGTTGCCATCAACATGATGCAGAAGCAGAACAATGACCTGATGATTTGGAGTGACCAAATCGATATCCTGAGAGATGGTTATGACACTCAGCGTCTTGTTCCCGGTGTATGGTTCCAGCTTGATTTGGCAGGTTATAAGCACAGCTACTCAATTGATACCTTTACTCTGGATACTCTTACCGATGCCATTAAGGACTTCGAGTTCGGTAAAGTACCTCTGAGAGAGTCTATCTCTGACAATATGTATGTAATCCGTACAGGTCGTGGTGGTAGTGAGCTTATCTACAAAGCCTTTATGAAGAGTGGATTCCAAATCCCTGCACAACTTCAGAACGCAGAATTCGGATTCATTACTGGTTCTAACGCAGCTAACCTTACTTACAATGCAGCACGCTTTGTTAAGTATCAGATTCCTAACATTGGTTATCTGTCGGTTGAGTGGGAACCCGGTTTTGACCCAGTGAAGGCTGACGAGTTTGTTAACCCAATTCTTCCCGGTGGTTATCGTCTTTCTTCTTACACAATGTTGATTGAAGATTACAACACTTCTCGTGATAACATCGCAATCATCCGTAAGAATGGCCATAAGATGAGAATGATTGTGGAAGCTGGTGACCAAACACACCCACTTCTCCGTTCTACTACAAACGTGAATGGTATGAATATCTCTGTTTCTCAGGCTTCTGATGAACTGAGTGGATATCAGGTTAAGTTTGTGAGCAAGGCTGACACAGCAATTGTAAAAGACCCAACTAAGTTGCTGAAACTTGTTCCAAAGAACCCACGTACAGGAATTGCAGCTCTGTAATTCTTAAAATAAATGAGGGTCCCGTAAGACCCTCTGGCACCAAGAAGAAGCCTCCACGATGGCGGTGCTGGATATCCAACCAATTCTTCATTAAAACCAACATATATGTCTATACGTTTTGCTATCAAAAACACAGCTGGTAAAGCTAGTAAAGAAGGTGACTCTTTTATAAGATATACGGGTACTGGAGAGCCCTTCTCAAGAAATTGTGAAAGAACAGCCCGTGCAGTTGAAACTGACGCACTTGGAAATCCAACAAAGTGGACATTTACTACAGGATTGGATGAAGGACAAGTAGAATTTTACAAATGGTTCTCTGATGAAGAGAAAGCTGTTGTAAAAGAGACAATCAAGAACATACGTCCAACTATTGAGAGGTTCTATGGAGGAGAGGCAGTTATTAATCCCCAAAACTTCTCATTCTGGAAGAGAACAAGAGATGTAAACAAACTGTATGTAACCAATGAAAACATTGATACATACTATGATACAGAGAACCCTGCTCACGCACTTCTGTATCTTTCTATAATAGGTGGTGCTTTTAGTGACCTAGTTGCACCTACCAGAGAGTGGGCAGAAAGATACCAAATTCCTCATTATCTTGTATTGGAAATAGAGAATGTCTCTATGGATGATGAAGAGGATATCACACGTTCCGATGCTCATATGGCACTCGGTGAACTGAGAAAGGAATTTGGAAAAGACGCTCTTTATATACTTGCTTGGTGTCTGCAGTACGATACAAATGCATTTGGTGCATATAATAACTCTACATCTGAAAAAGACCTTATCAATTACCATATTAAGTATATTGATGGTAAACTTCAGACTAAGAAGAAGAAAAACTGTCCAAAGACATTTATTGAGTACGCAAATAAGTGGAAGTCACCTCAAACAAGAAAACTTCTTTATACAGAAGCTTATTTAAAGGCAGGTGAGTACTTCAACTATATTAACCAGAGAGAGAAGAAGTACGTTACATCAGATGGTACAATTCTTGGAAACACCATTCAAGAAGCTGTTACAAATCTAATGAAACCTAAATTCAACGTGGATTATGAGAAGCTCAGAGACCTCGTTGAAGCTAAATGGAAAGAATAATGACACTTCTTCAAATATCTGCTAAAATTGACTTACGCCTAAATAAAAGTGCCTCCGATGACTATGACAACCTTTGGCCATATGTCAAGCAGGAAGCATTTAATAAGGCAGTGAACGAGTGGGTAAGAAGACAGTACCATGGTAATAATATAAAGCAGGAAGGTGACGAAGAGACTGTAATGAGAGTCGATGACCTGCAAGTTCTTTTAAAAACGGATAATCTGGTAATTAGGGATAAGGGAGTTTATGTAGAAACTAACAAGCTTCCATCTGACTATCTCTACTTCAAAAGACTAACCCCATACGTATCAAAAGATGTATGTCAGGGAGTAGCAATCAAGTCTCATCTTAAAGAAGAGGCAAATGTAGATAGTCTGGTAAATGAATTGTCCTCATTTGAATTTGAGGAAACATTTCATACCCTAATTGGAAATAGGGTCCATGTATATCACAACAAAGACTTTACAATAGATAAGGTCGAGTTAACATACTACAGAAAACCTATTTTCTATGACTTCAAGAAATTATCTACTATTGTAGAGTTCAAAGATGATGTATGTGAACTTCTGGTAGATGAGGCTTGTAAAATCATAGCATCAGATATTGAATCATTGAATGCAAAGGCTCTAACGGAGTCAAGAGTTGAATCTAATAATTAAATAACAATTAACAACAAAGTTTTATGGAAAATTTTAGCTATCATGTACCCTTTTATGTGGTAAATGGAGGAATAGCAACTTCTGGTCATTCTGCAGACCTTACCCCCGGAAAGGTTGGTCTGTTTGACCGTAACACCTTCTCTGTAGCAACAGCTATTGGAAATGGTAAAGAACTCTTCTTTGCTCAAGGAGCAAACGGTGGTCTTGATTGGTATGGTGCGGAAGTACGCAACAGCCACAAGTCTCCTTTCTTCTTCGCAAAGGACGTAGAGGATATGTACCTTTCTAAGCCTCAGAGACTTCAGAACGAAGAGTGGGTAATTGGATACAACGGTTCTCCGTCTTCCAAGGGCCTGAAATTTAATACTGGAGAAGCTCTCCGTATTAAGTTCTACTTCCACGGTCAACCCGTATATCGTTTCTTTAACGGTCCTAAGGAGTATGTAGTATCCTACACTCCAAAGGAAGATTGTACTGAACCATGTGCAGGAGGTGACTGTCCTGACCCAATCGTGGACTGTGAAGTTCATACAAAGTCACTTATCGACCTTATTAATAACCACACAGAACTTCGTAAGTTTGGTGTAACTGCAAAGTATGTAAGCAGCACTTACAGCACTGGTACTCCAAACATGACAAAGTATTGTCTGACTCTTTGTGACAATGGTGATGCACAAGCTCTTAACGCTGTTAAGGCTCAAGCTCCTGTTGGCGTAAATGTAGTAAGAACAAGCCGTGTAGGTAGCCAGTCTACTTACCAGTTCTGCCAAGCTGATGGTGCTACTGCTCCTTCTGCTTTCCAGCAAAGCGGTTCTGTTCTACAGGCAGTGTGTGAAGATTGTCCAGCAGACAGCTACCTTGTACCTGCTAAGGATGTATTCCTTATCAAGCGTCCAATCGTAGGTGGTGAGGATTTCTCAACTGCTGCAACAAGAGATGCATATGCCAACACCGTATGGCAAAATTATGCAACTCAGGAGTCTATAACTACTTCTACATCAACTACTTCTACAACTACAGCTGCTGGTACAGCTAACCCTGATGCAGTATTCATCGCTCAGGATGGTGCCGTAGCACTTGTGAAAGTTAAGTTTGTTGCTGGAACAGTTCTTGACCCCGCAATTGGAACCGATATCATCGAGTTCTCTCATACAGAACCTGCAGTTTGTGTGTTCGACACACCTGTAGCTGTAGCTTGGGAAACTTGTGGTACTGGTATCAGTTCAACTAGAAAACTTCGTATCAAGAATATCAGCCGTCCTGATTGTGATGCTGATGGTGATAGACTTACAGATATTGAAGCAGCTCTTGCTGGAGTAGTTGGTATCAAACTGAATACCCTTACTCTTGAAGCTGGTAGTGCATGTAAAGATGACTACACAGTTGAACAAGATTCTGTAGATTGTCTTGACGAAGGTTGTTTAACAAGCAACGTAACATTTACTTATGACGATTTACCTGCATTCGAGAACGAAAGCTGGGTAGTTGTACCTCCTACACACGTAGACGAGCCAACAAGAAAGTGTGGTATCCGTGTAACAGCTGGTTACATTGACCCTAAATTTGGTGAGTGCTCATTCAATCCTATGGATTACTATGAGACCGAGCCAATTAAGATGGAAGTTTCTCTTCTTGGTGAGGATGATGACAGATGTGATGTTGCACTGTGGCCAACTGTGTCTCAAACAAGAATTGGTAGAGTTTCACGTCAAAGCGGAGAGTATGTGGTAAGAGAGCTTATCATGAAGACTGATGCTTACTTGAAGCATGTACGCCAGTTCAGTCTTGAGCCAAGAATGAGAGAAGCATTTGATATGAACCTTCTTGGAAGTGTTGATAAGAATGCCTTCTACAACCTGTACTATGTACGCTTTAAGGCTTCATATGGACATTCATTCAGAAAGAACGAGCAAGAAACATTCACAGCAGTATTTGCCTTCAAGGAAGGAGACCCTGCAGCAGCTCAATTTGAGAGCAATGTACTGGATGTTCTTACCGCTAAATCTGGTGTTCATCTTCATGTGAACGAAGCAAATATAGGTGGTAGCAGCGGAATGCAATCCTAAGCACTCCTAATATAAATCACAAAAGGTGAGTAGGGCAGAGTCTCTGCTCACCTTTTTGATTTTAACCTATAAAATTATTTTAATTTCTCGCATTTTTTAATTATATTGTACTGTGAATAGAACTGAATTATCCTTAGAAGTATCAAAAACTCATAACCTAAAAACTATGAGGCTTTTTGATACCTCTAAATATTGTGACGAAGATGTGATAGAGAATTACCTTATCGAGGTACTTCCTGTTAACAAATCTTCTTGGGTTGTGTTTTATGTACAGAAGAACTTTTCTTTAACATTAAACTCTTCAAATCTTGGGTATAAGAAAGTATCTAATACTGAGGAGTTAGTGGATTTACCAGATGGTATATATGAAATAAAACAGTCATATAAACCAAATATCCATACACTTGCACACTATTACCATCTTAGAACAACTGCACTTACCTTAAAATATGTTGAGTTACTATGTAACCACTTTAATGATGAGTGTAAGAAAGATGAAAGAGTATATATGGCTGAAACTCAACATCTTATAAAGATTAAACAATATATCGAGGCAGCAGAGTATATGGTGAGTGAAAAACATGACAAAGAGTGTGGTATAGGATTATATAATCAGGCTGTAGAACTGATAAAAAAATTTGAAAATGAATGTGGGTGTAGATAAATTAAAGGATAAATTTTTAAATAGGGTAAATACACTTTATAATCAAGAGGTATATTTTGTTGATACGTGTGTTACTTTTCCTGAAAAATATCCCTTAACTGGTTACATAACAGACTTACAACTACAAATCTTTTTTGAAGAGAACAATAAGATAATATTAAACGGAACCTGTCTCAAATATTGCGATAAGGATAGTAAAAGAAAAATTAAACTTATTAATATATCTGATGAGGTTGGAAGCCCTGATATAAATCTGATTAATAATTATGTTATTGAGGATAAGTGGGAAAAAACTGATTGGTAATGGTGACACAATATAAAATAAAGGATTATAGAGTAAATACTCTTCCTGCAAAACCAGAACCAAATTCCCGATATTATGTTCCTAATGGTAATGGAACTGATGTAGATTTATATATTACAGATTTAGGAGGTAATTACCATAAAGTAAATCCAATTCAGACTATATCCTCCTCATATGAGGAAGTTACAGAAGAATTATTAGGTACAATTAATGGTAGTAATGCTACATTTACTACTACTCAGAATTTTGACTCTGATACAACAATTGTGTTCATAAATGGCGTAAAACAGAAGAAGCCAACTCACTATAATACTTTTGGTACAAATACAATAATGTTTTCTGATTCACCCCAAGTTGGTGATATTTTGGAAATCAATTACGTAAAATTATAATATGGCCACTACTCAAATAGTACAGAGACAGATTGCAGATGGTGCAATAAATGATGCCAAAGTTCAGGCAGGTGCAGCTATTGCTACATCTAAATTAGCTGACGGTTCTAACTTTATAAATAGAGACGGTTCTATCGCAATGACTGGTGCTCTTAACATGGGTTCCCAGTTGATTACAAATGTACTAACGCCGTCATCTGGCACTGATGCTGCAAACAAGAACTATGTTGACACAGCAATAAGTAGTTTGAATTCATTGTTTGATTCAAAGGGTTCTGTAAGAGTTGCTACTACAGCAGCAGGCACTCTTGCAACAAGCTTTGAGAATGGTGATAGTGTAGATGGCATTGTGCTTGCTACAGGTGATAGAATCTTGATTAAAGACCAATCATCACAAGCTGAAAATGGTATTTATACAGTAAATGCTTCTGGAGCCCCTACTCGTTCTACCGATATGAATGACTGGACAGAAGTTCCCGGTGCATTTGTTGCAGTAGAAGAGGGTACCTCTAATGCAGATACTGTTTGGCTTTGTACCTCTAATCAAGGTGGTACTTTAGGAACAACAGCTATTACTTGGCAACAAATTCCTACTTCAGCAGGTTTATCTAACACAAACTTTGTTGATAAAGAAATCCCAACAGGTGCTATAAATGGTGCAAATACAGCATTTACATTAGCAAACAGTCCAGTAGCTGGTTCTGAACACGTATATTTAAATGGTATATTACAGGAAAGTGGTGCAGGAAATGACTACACTATTTCTGGTGCAAACATAACAATGCTTACTGCACCATTAACTGGTGAAAAGTTAAGAGTGAGTTATAGAAAATAATAATCGATGCCTGAAACAAAAGTAGCAGATAGACAGTTATTTACATCTCCCGGTGGAGGAGGTTTACCTGCTGGAAATAATGGTGAGGTACAATTCAATGATAGTGGTGCTTTTGGTGGTGCTGCTAATGTTGAGATTGATGGAGGTAATTTAAAACTCGTTTCTACCTCTGACCCTTCAGCACCTACAGGAGGATTATTATTATACTCCAAATCAGTAGCAGGAAGACATCTCCCAAAGATTATTGGGCCTGCTGGAATAGATACTATTCTACAAGTAGGTTTACATGGTAATTCTGTTTTTATGGTTGCCCCTTCATCTGGTACTACAACACCCACAGTATGGGGAGGAACTTTAAATACTACAGCTACTATATCGTTGCAGTTTACAACAGGTTCATCTAACAAATGGCAGTCTACTTCCAGAAAAAGATTTCAAACATCTACAACTGCAGGTAACGCTTCTGGTATGAGGACAGCTTATACCCAATGGTTTAGAGGTAATGCTGCTGGATTTGGTGGATTCTTTTTTAGATGTCAATTAGGTGCACAAATCAACTTGAATGGTGGTCAGAAGTTTGTAGGTTTATGTGCATCAACTAGTGTTTTAGCAGGAGAACCCTCTGCGCTAACTAATATGTGTGGAATGGGTTATGATTCTACAGATGCAAGTACTGGTAACTGGTTCTTTATGAGAAACGATGGTTCAGGTACTGCCACAAAAGTGGATTTGGGTGTTAATGCAGCAAGAGGAACAACCCAAGGATGGGATTTGATAATGTTTATGGCACCTAATGGTTCTAATTTATATGTAAGAATAGTCAATATTTCTACAGATACAGTAGTATTAGATACAAGTTATAATACAGACCTTCCTGCTGTGAATACTGGTATGGCATTTAAAGCGGATGTTAGGAATGGAGCAGTTGCTGCTGCAGATAATTTGGAGATAGCAAAGGTTTATATAGAAACCGATTATTAATATTTACTTTGTAAACATGAAAAAAGTTCAAAACTGTGTAGTTGAAAACTGTATTCCTACTCCTTCTTCTTGTGTAGAATGGAATGGAGGGTCAATTGACTATCTAGGAATATGTGATGGAGACTCGCTTAATACTTTGATTTGGGAAATAATCACAAAACTGCAGGATATTGCAGGTGAAGATTTGTCCCAATTCGATATAGATGCTTTACTGGATATCTGTAATCAGCAAGCTCCAAATGAGATTACTATTATCTCAATTCTTAATTTACTTAAGAATAATCAGGTATGTCTAAAAGACTATATAGATAACCTAAACGATAGGTTAAATGAGTTATTCTCAGAAAGTCAGGTAAACGTAAACTTAAAGTGTTATGCTGAATTTGACACCTCAAGAGTCTCACTTTCTATTACAAGAGAGCAGTTAGACCAGTTAGTTATTGATAATCTCTGCAATCACAAAGACAGAATTGAGACTCTTGAGGGAAAAGTGGTATCACTTCAATCTCAGATAGACAATATAGATATAAATCCAGCAGTAGATGAACCAGAGTTTGCTACATGTATAGATGCAGCTATTAAGCCAACTTCTGGACAAACAGTCTCTATTGCAAATGCTTTATGTGACTTAAGAGATGCAACTGGTGATGAAACAGATATTACATCTGCTTTGGGCAGCACTCCTGCAGATATGAATGCAGAGTTTGGATTGCTTCCCGGTTGGATAGTTAATCCTCAAAACTGGGCAGAAAACTATAATAATCTTCTTATAGCATTTGGTAATGTTTGGCAGAGAGTTAAGACAATAGAAATGACATGTTGTGCACTTTCTTGTGAAGATATCAAGCTTGGATTCAGTGCTGTATACAACGAAGATGGAGATGGAATAATCATCAGCTTTACTTACGGTGCTGGTACAGTTATTCCTGCCGGATTTACTGACGGAGGAAGTTATGGTACAATAACTGATATAGACGGAAATGTTGTTGACTTTAACATAACTATAGGAAATAACTCACAGGAAGAGGTAATTATAGCTGGATTAAATACTACAGGAGAGCTTACTATCAGTATTACAGCAATTCTCGGAACAGGTTCACTTACTTGTCAGAAGTGTCTTTCTAAGAAAGTTAATAAAGCTTCTTGTAACTATTGTGAAATTTGTGCAACTGGTGCAGAAGGTTCTTCAGTTGTTATTGTGTATGAGTCATCTAAGACATCATCTATAATAGAAAATGCAGCAGCACTTTCTACAACTACAACAACATCTTCTACAACAACTACAACAACAGCTGCACCATAAATAAACTAACATGGCAACACCTAGTACATCGTCTTATAAAACAGCAGTATTAAAACCGGGAGAGTGTATAATTCTTCCAGAAGGGGCAACTATTTCATCTGTGATACTCGATGGAGCAGCATCTGTTACATCTACTTGCGGAGAACTTCCAACGCCATCTACATATAAATGTGGTTATTTCTTTATTATATTAGATGCAGATGATAATGCTGGACATTCTATGGATATGGATACAAAGTATGTATCAATTAAAGTCGGAGGAAATACATATCTTATAAATGAGCCAATTTTATATGGAGATGCAAATTCTCCAACTCCAACATCTGTTGCTACCTTAAATGTTCATATTACAGACTTAGTATTATTTGAATTCAAAGCTGTAACAGAGAATGAGGTTACATCTAGAACTCATATTCATTTATACTTTAAGGTACCGGAGATTCTATTTGATACAGTAGAATTGAAGATAGATAATAGAGGCGTTGGTAGCTATATGTATCTGAAACCACTAGTAGAAACATGTGATAATTATCCAACCCCTGCATAATTTTTAACGAATAAAATAAAATAAAATGGCTTGTCCTGAAGTAAATCCTTGCGACCCTTGTAATGAATATGATAACTGTGGTTGTCTTAATCCTACTACATTTGGGTGCGTAACAACAAATAAAGCAAGAGAGTGCATTGGCACTGTATCTGGAGAGGACGGAGAAAGCGTTCTTGATAAGATAGAGGAAAAGGTATGTAATATTGGAAAAGTTATCATTGATGATAATGATACTTGTCCTGAAGGTCTTTTTGATAAACTAGAAGCTGGTCTTAATATATCTTTAACACAATCAGGTACTGGATGTGATAAAAAGATAAGAATTGATGCTACTGAAGGTGGTGTTCCAGTAGACGTAAATGTAAAAATATCTACAGATGACACAACAAGTGGATATCTATATGATAAAATACAAACAGGAACATATCTCACAAAATCAATAGTATCACCTGCGGGTAATGAAAAGCTAAGATTAGATGTAGTACCATCTACTTTGATTTCATCTGATTTAGGAAATCAACTTGGTTTAGGTGGAGATGGAAAATTAGTTACCCTATATACTGCCCCTGATGGTAGTGAGACGCAGTTAATTGCTGGTACAGGTACCACTGTTAGTGGTTCTGGTACATTAGTTGACCCATATATAGTATCAACTAATGCATCTATTCAGGTAGCTCGTCCATGCTTTGATGGTATTTGGAGAAATATTACACTTGTAGCAACAGGTAATCCTAGTGTTACATACATGTCTGGTGCTCCTCAATATCGTTATCGTTTTGACGGAACTATTGAGTTCAGAGGCTCTGCTACATATCAAGTAGCTTTTGGTAATAATGTATCTGCATCCAGAAAGTTCACAATTACAGCTGGTAATATACCAACTACATGTTTGACTCTTGGTGAACAAGCTGGTACAATTGATTTAAAATCAATCACTTATATAGAAAGTGCAGGTCAGATGTACAATTATATCATAAGAAAAGCTACTCAGAATATAGTACTGGAATTCCAGTCTTCATTTACTGCAGCTACAAACAAAACAATAGTAGTAAACTTTGAAGGAGCTGTAAGTCATCCCCTAATATAATTTGGACTTCAAATATAAAACCTCGGTTGTTGGTTCTCCGAGCATGTTTTAAGGGGATATGTCTATATCCCCTTTTATTTTTAACTCTTAAAACTTAATTATATGAAAAAGCTTTACGGTGGTGGTTGTGGATGTGGAGGTAAAAAATAATTCCACATTTCTAAAGAAAAATTTGGTTAGTAAAATAATTTGTCGTATATTTGCTATATGAAATTACAACGTACACATACACAGTGGTTTACCTGCCCCCAGTGCCCATGCACAGGAGAGGGGTGTTGTGTATGTATACTAAACTAAAAACAGTCAGAGGTATAAATATACAACCCCATCCCAAAAAGATGGGGTTTTCTTTTTCGAGTGGTAGTTCAGTTGGTAGAATGCGTGCTTTAGAAAAGTAGTTGAGAAAATAAATTTGGAAATCCAAAACTTTTTTCTTAACTTTGTGATATGAAAACCTTAATACTATGTAGCCATTGCGGAAATTCTTTTGAAGCAGAAAACAAATATATTAATTATAGTAAGAAAAAAGGATGGAATTTATATTGCTCGGAGAATTGTAAATTTGCAGGAAAGAAAAAATCTGAGGTATGTAATTGTCATACCTGTGGAAAATCTGTGATTAAAACACCATCCTCTAAAAAGAGGTCAATAAGTGGAAAGGTTTTCTGCAGTAGAAAATGTTCTACAATATTTACTAATTCTGAATATAAAACAGGAGAAAGGCATCCTAATTATAATAATGGATTATCTTCTTATAGACAAAGAAAATTAAGAAGTGGCAATAACAAGTGCGAAGATTGTGGAAACTCTGATATAAGAGTATTAGAGGTTCACCATAGAGATGAAAATAGAAAGAATAACTCTCTTGAAAATTTAGCAATTCTTTGTGCTAATTGTCACAGAATAAGACATTTCGAGAATGTGGTGTAATGGTAGCACTCTAAGTTTGGGACTTAGGAGAGCCGTTCGAATCGGACATTTTCGACTGAGTGGTTCGAGTCCAGTCCACTCGACACAAGCCTGAGTAGCTTTAACTGGTAGAGCAGCTGCCTTGTAAGCAGACGGTTGCAGGTTCGAGTCCTGTCTTAGGCTCATATCAAGTGTGTGGATATAATAAATGTCTTAGGTCATTAGAGTTTCATCATCTAGACCCTTTACAAAAAGATTTTACAATATCTGGAAATCTCAAAAGAATTAAGAGAGAAAAAGTAATAAAAGAGCTAGAAAAATGCATATTAGTATGTTCTAACTGTCATGGAGAAATACATGATGGATTAATAAGAGTAGATACCAGAGAGGATTAATGGCTCAGACTGCAAATCTGTTGATTTCGGGAGTTCGAATCTCCCTCTACTCTCATAATGGTAAGTTAGCAAAGATGGTCTATGCGGAGGACTGAAAATCCTTAGATAGTGGTTCGATACCACTACTTACCACAACATACGGGTGCTCAAGGCTGGCGTGATAAACCGTCTCCAAAACGGTGACTTGGGGAATCGTTCTCTCCCACCCGTGCATATTTCCAAGTAGGATAATGGTATTCCGTCAGATTTTGGCTCTGAAAATTCTAGGTTCGACCCCTAGCTTGGAAACTGGTGTCTATAGCTTAACTGGATAGAGCCCCTGATTGTGGCTCAGGGTTGTGCCGATTCGAGTTCGGTTAGACACCCCACTGCTCCCATAGCTTAACTGAATAAAGCATTTGGCTACGGACCAAAAGACTAAAGGTTTGAATCCTTTTGGGAGTACATTAACAATTTATTAGGATATATATGTCGTATATTTGTGTATGCAATTCAATCCAAACTCAAACGAATATCTTAGTAAATTTGAACCTAAGACATGGGATGAAATAAAAGAACAACCATCTCATGATAATATATGGGTAAAAGACCCAGAAAAGCTTCTTAAACTTGAGAATGTGATGGGGGTATGGTCTCAACTTCAAGAGCCATCTAGGCAGATAACCCTAATGACAGGTAGGGGTGGAATGGAACTCATTCAGAAGGCAATGAAAGAAATGTTTGAAAAAGAGCAAGAAAAATTTGGAAATTAGAAAATTAGTTCGTATATTTGTATTCGTAAAAACATTAAACAGCAGATGTACTTATTTTATATGATAGCGGATAATGGAGATGTGAGAGGCATTGAGAAAAATGGCTCCGGGTTTCCTATGTCTGTTGTCTAAGTAGAAACAAATACCAACTGATTAGAAGCCCGGAGCCCATAAAAGGGCTCCTTTTTTATTTATGGAAATTTGGAAATCAATACCTATCAAAGAACTTGAAAACTATGAAATTTCTGACATGGGAAATGTTAGACATCGAAAGCATCTTAAGAAAATTAAGTTTGGTAATATCAGAGGTCATCTGACCTTTAGATATAAACCGGGTAATATGCCCTTGTAGCTTGAAGGCCAAGCAATAGACTTTTAATCTATGGTCCTCAGTTCGATTCTGAGCAGGGGCACAAAAAATAAACGTCGAAGGACAATTATGAAAAATAATGACAAAAAATCAGCTCAATTAGGCATGCCGCATGGTACTGCTAGTGGAAGATTACGCAAAAGTATAATCTTCAAATTATTGAAAGAATCAGTCCAGAATTTCTGTTTCCAATGTGGAGGAGAGATAGAGTCAGAAAAGGAGTTAAGTATTGAACATAAAATTCCATACTTAGATTCAGAAGACCCCAAAAAACTATTCTTCGATTTGGATAATATAGCTTTCTCACATCTTGAATGTAATGTAGGTGCAGCTAGAAGAAAACCACAGAGTCACCCATCTGTAAAATCTTATGATAGAGGATGTAGGTGTAAAGAATGTACAATGTTAGCAACACAAAAGGTTGCAGCTACAAGAAAGAGAAGAAAGCAAAGAGATGCTCTCAAAGCTCATGTGGAAGAAGCTACCGGCTCTTAACCGGAAGGATGTGAGTTCGAACCTCACTGGGAGCACATATAGAGGATTAGCTCAGTTGGAAGAGCTTCGGTGTTACATACCGAGTATGCACCTGTTCGAATCGGGTATCCTCTACCATGTCCTTGTAGCTCAACTGGATAGAGCACTTGCCTTCTAAGCAAGGGGTTATAAGTTCGAATCTTATCAGGGATACAGGTCAGTTACCCTTCTGTGTGGAGTTAAAAAGGGAAAAAGGACGATTAGCTCAGAGGCAGAGCGGTATCCTGTTAAGATACGGGTCGGGATTTCGAAATTCCCATCGTCCTCATATTGAGGGATGCAGCAGTGGTAGCTGGCAGGTCTCATAAGCCTCGCAGTCGTGGGTTCGAGTCCCACTCCCTCAACAAAATTTGGTCATTATTTATAATCTCCATACATTTGTATATGGAAAGATATTTTCGGACAGAGGATGGTAAGATGGTAAATGTCATAGAACACACTTTGGAACAAATAGAAAAGTGGCCAAATCTTAAAATCTATATAGCAACTGATAGTCAGGATTCAGGAAAAGAATCAAAGTATGCTACAGTAGTTGTATATAGATATGGAACAAGAGGAGCACACTATATTTACTTCAAGGATGCAGTTCCAAGAAGAGATATGTTTACTCGTCTTTATGATGAAGCTGTTCGTACAATAGAGACTGCTCAAATGATTGATAGTGAGATACCTGTATCATTTGCAGCTCTTGAGTTTGACTATAATACTTTACCTAAGTGGGCAAGTAATAAGCTTGTATCCTCAATAAGAGGATGGGTAAAGGGATTAAATTATAACTTTGTATTTAAGAATACAGGAAATGACATCATGATAGCTGCAAAGGCAGCAGACCATGTATGTAGAAGGTAAGCAGTAGTAGTGCTAATGGTAACACGCCAGCCTTCCACGCTGGATTTGAGAGTTCGAGTCTCTTCTACTGCTCATAAGCCCGAAGTACAAGGGAACGAAGATAGAGTAACTCCTCTGGAAACATGAAACTCTCTAAATCGTAGGTTAGCACAGTTTGAAGGTCTGGGGATATTGTTTAAAACCTTCAATTGCAGCAATAGCTCAATTGGTAGAGCGTGACCTTGCCAAGGTTAAGGTTGCAGGTTCGAGACCTGTTTGCTGCTCATATGCTCCTGTGGACAAGTTGGTTAAGTCACTTGCCTTTCACGCAAGTCATCGTGGGTTCGAGCCCCATCAGGAGTACATAAGGAACCATGGTCGAATTGGTTACGATTCCACCCTGTCACGGTGCGAGATTGCGGGTTCGAGTCCCGTTGGTTCCGCCAATCAACTGCATACAACCAGAGCATGACTTGGATGGTGATGAGGGGTCCAGTTGATATACGCTCCCATAGCTTAATGGTGAAAGCAGAAGTCTTATACACTTAAGAGTTCCAGTTCGAGTCTGGATGGGAGTACATACGCTCATATAGTTTAATTGGTTAAAGCACCTGTCTGATACGCAGGGGAGTCCAAGTTCGAGTCTTGGTATGAGTACATGGGAAACTATAATTTCAAGCAAGACTTGAAAGCTTCAGAGATATCAGAAAATAAGGTTTGTGATTATCTAAGAAGCAGAGGGTGTGAGAATATACACACCAACAATAATTATAAATACGATATATCTTTTGAAAAAGATGGTAAGACCTACCTTCTAGAAGTTAAAGAGGATATGCAATTTCAGAAGACTGGAAATGTAGCAATAGAGCTACAGAGTAGAGGAAAAGCTTCTGGTATATGTACCTCAGAATCACATATATGGTGCTACCTTTTAGGAGAAGAAATGTGGTTTGCTAAGACACCAGATATCCGTTTATTCCTTATCCAACATTGGGATAGATTTAGACGTGTAAATGGAGGGGATGAGGGTACTTCCTTAGTAGCTTTAGTTAAACTATCTGATTTTAAGGATATATTCAAATTGGGGTTGAAGTTCTAGTGGATGAACACGAGCTTTGCAAGCTTGAGGAGTAAAAATACTTTGGGAAAAGTTTGGTTATTCCGCAAATATTTCGTATATTGTACCTATGAGAAAGAAAGTACAGACGGAATGTTTTAAGTGCAAAAAGGTTTTTCAGAAAGATGAATCTGAGGTAAAAAGAAATGCTAAACTTGGACGACATAATTTCTGTTCATTAAGCTGTGCCTCAAATCACAACCACCCTGTTGTTATTAAGGAATCGAATGTAGAGTGTGCCTTCTGCAAGAAGTCATTCTATAAAAATGATAGTAGAAAAAAGAACTCTAAATCTGGTGTCTATTTCTGTAGTAGAAAATGCAAGGATGAGGCACAGAAAGTGGAAAATGGATTCACTTTTCTTCATCCCTCTCATTATAAGGATGGAAATTCTGAATATAGAAAGAAAGCATTGGAAAAATTACCAAATAAGTGTAGTATTTGTGGGTACGACAAATATATAGAGATTTTACAGGTTCATCACAAAGATAGAGATAGGACAAATGGGAATATAGATAACTTAGAGATACTATGTCCTAATTGTCATGAGGAGGAACACTTATTATCTTGTGATGGAAGATATAAAAAGAAAGGGGTTACATGTTCCAAGGCTGGCGAGGAAGTTTTGCAAACTTCCTGAGAAGAGTTCGATTCTCTTTAGCTCCACTAAATGGATTCGAGTTCCACCAGTTCCACAAAAATAAATTTGGTTATTCCAAAATAATGTTGTATATTTGTACTCTAATGAAGAAAAATTTATCATATTATTCCAGTCTATTATCACTCTTGAGTAATACTCAGGCTGGGGAAGGTATGTAAGCAGCTCTTTAGAGAGTATCTAAAGATTGACCCCAGCAGAAATGTTGGGGTTTCGTTTTTATATAATTTGAATAAAAATTTGGTAAACTGGTAGAGTTTTTGTATATTTATACAAACAAGTATACCAATGAGAAATAGTTACACAAAAGAAAATCTTGAATTTGCAATTAAAGAAAGTGAAAGTTGGGCTGATGTATGTAGAAAGATGGGAGTAAAGCCTTCTACTGGTGCACAGACGTATCTTACAAAAAGAGCAAAAAACTTTGAAATAGATATATCTCATTTCAAAGGTCAAGCTCATAGAAAAGGAAAAACTTTTAAAAAGAAGAATGCTATAGACTATTGTTTTAAAGGAAGTAAGGAACCATCTGATAGGTTAAAGAAAAAACTTATTCGAGATGGAATAAAAGAATCAAAGTGTGAAAAATGTGGAATTCAAAAATGGTATGATGAAGATTTACATCTTGAATTAGACCATAAAGATAGTGACCATTATAATAATGAATTAAGCAATTTACAAATTCTTTGTCCAAACTGTCATGCAGTTGAGACAAGAAAAAGGCTCCGTGACGGGAATTAGGAATACCTTTCTGACTTAGAATCAGAAGCTTGTCAGTTCGAGTCTGACCGGAGTTACAAGTATTAGTTTGAATCTGACAAGCCTGTGTGATGGAATGGAATACATGCAAAACTTAAAATTTTGATTTTCCCAGTTCGAGTCTGGGCACAGGTACATAAGGAAGGACCCAATTGAGAGAGGTACCCTGTCTTGAAAACAGCTAGTACGTAATCATTCGTAGTGGGAGTTCGATTCTCCCTCCTTCCGCAAAAGGAGAGGTCCCATAATGGTATTGGAGCAGTTTGCTAAACTGTGGGTATAAAAGCCTTGTGAGTTCGAGCCTCATCCTCTCCGCATATATTGGAGTATTGCAGATACGGTAATCTGCACCTGACTGTAAATCAGGAGTCTTTTGACTTTGGGGGTTCGAATCCGTCTACTCCAACTTCTGTTCGATTCCGACCTCTCCAACACATACTGTTGATTTTCAATTATTAGGAGCCTTGTGCTCCTTTTATTTTTCGCTGTTAACATAGTTTTAACTTTAATAATTTGGAAAACCCTTCCCGGTAATAGTATATTTGCTATATCAATAACAAATTAAAATTATTACATGAAACGTCAGATTGAACAACACCTTTTAGCTAATCCTTCATTTTTCAAATGGGGTGAAACAAGACTTGCAAATAAATATAATTGCTCAGTTAAGACAATTAGAAGTATTGTCAAAAAACTTGAGCCTCAAAGACAAAATTACTTGCGAAGCCTCTAATTTTGTTATCTTTAAGAAGGGTAGGTAATACTGCCCTTCTTTTTTATTAACTAAAATCAAGGTATGATAACAAGAGCAAAAGTAAAAAATTTTCTACTCTCTAAAAGAGGATATCTTAAAAAATCTCCACTTAAGGTTGCTGAGGCACTTTGGAAAAATGAACAATCATCTCACTCAAAAACTCACCAAGAATTAAAAAAAGAACTTGACATCATTGCTGATGTACAGTATACTTTGCGTGAGGCAGAAAGATATATTATATCTAAAGAAGAACAAGATTTACTTGACACATTTAACGATATTCAGAAAAAGAACAATCAACCAAAACGTAAGTTATTCTTTGATATAGAAGTATCTCCAAATCTAGTATTCTCTTGGGGAGTAGGTAATAAAATAAACATATCTCATGAATCAATTGTACAAGAAAGAGCTATTATTTGTATATGTTGGAAATGGGCAGGAGAAGATAAAGTACATTCTCTAAGATGGAATAATGGTGATGATGGAGATATGTTAACAAAATTTGCATCAATAATAGATTCAGCAGATGAAGTTATTGCCCAAAATGGAGATAATTTTGATATCAAATGGTTAAGAACCAGATGTTTATATCACAATATCCCAATATCTTCCAAGTTTAATAGCATTGATACATTAAAAATGGCTCGTTCTAATTTTAGATTTAATGCTAATAGACTAGATTATATGGGTAGATTTTTAGGACATGGTGGTAAAATTCATACAGAATACGATATGTGGAAGAAAATTGTCCTCGAAAACGATAAAAAGTCAATGGAATTGATGATATCTTATTGTAAAGAGGACGTGAATTTACTTGAAAAAGTCTATAACTCATTACAAGAATATAGCCCTGTAAAAAGATTTAAATACAAACCTTGATTAAGCTCAACATGTGAACAGCCCCCTATATCTATAGGGGGCTTTTTTAATTTATAAGGTTAATTTTTCTATGCCGTTAAAAATCTGTATATTGTAGTAAGAATAGTTATAGTGTCCAATAAAATTAACTTGTAGAGTGAAACCAACATATACGAACGATAGGAAGGCACCGAGAATGAGGAAGGCCGAGTTCTCTAAATCTGTGATAACCAATGAGTTATTTAAGAAATTCAAGAAAGAATTCCCTGAGTACAAAGATTTGACTTGGAAGGAGTTCTATCAGTGTTGGTTGAATATTGCAAAGAAGATAAGGGAACAAGTTGTACAAAATCCACTTGGAGTTAAATTGGGTAGCTATTTAGGAGAGATAAAGCTTCAATACATCCCTTATAAGTTTAAAGCTGTAAATCATGGGGAAAGTATTAAGATTGGAGAAAAGATACCGTATCTGAATATAGAGACAAAGGGCAAGGTTCCACGTATAAAATGGGAAAGAAGACAGGCAGTTAAGTTCAATAAGATTTTGCAGTTCTATGCATTTGACGAAACAAGAGAAGTTAAAAAGCTAGCTGCCGAATATATAAGGAACGATAATGCTGATAAAATAAGAACTGCCCGTGTTACTATAGGAGGACACAGTGTATGGAGACAAAAATTTAAAAAGCAATGAGCACTAAACGTCAAGTCATAGAATCCCTTAGAAATAAGCTAAGAGAGAGAAATGCTGATAGCAATTATAGTAATAAATTTCTCTATAATAGCCTAATGGAGCATGCCAAATGGTTAATAAAGAGAGAAATAAGTGCTGGAAGAATATACAGAAATGTATCTTTCTTCCAGACTCTCATGTGTCAGGATGTAATTGAGACATCTATAATCGACCCATGCTGTCCCATAAAGACAAACTGTAAGATATATAGAACAAAGAATCCAATACCTGAAACTTGGATAGATGAAAGTGGACCAATTATACGAGATATAACTTCGATTGACTACTCTACAAGTTTTGATTTGGTTTCATTTAGCACTTGGTCCAATAAAAAGAATGACCCATACGATAGAAAGGCTAAAGCTATATATGCATTTTATGCAAATGGATATATCTGGTTTCCAGAACATAATCCTCATAAAATTAATATAACAGCATTCTTTACAGATGATGTGTCTGACAAAAATGACTGTTCTGAGAAAAAGGAGTGTACTAGATATTTAGACACAAAGTTCCTCATTCCTGATTGGATTGAAGCAGAGATGTATGCAAAAGCTGTAGAACTGTTAGCAGGGGTTAGTAAGAGGATGCAGGAAGATGAGCAGATAGATAAGAATCCTACAAGAAAAAGTTAAATAAATGGTAAATAATAAAACATTCGAACTACGACCTGTCTCTGAGCTATTTGCCATAGTAAAGAACGACTTGAAAAAGTTGGATGATGAAGGTCTAATTGACGAGGGAACGCTCATCAAAACCGTCATGTATTGCAATGATAGACTTGGTATATATGTAAGAGAAGTAAAAGAGGTTTGTATTCCTGTAGTAGAGTACAAGGCAAAGCTACCTCTTAATTTTGAGAAGCTCTATTTTGCTTCTGCACTTCAGGCCACAAATACAGTTATTCATTCTCAACAAAATCCGTTCTCTAATAATTTCGATAGAGATATCATATATGAGGCAGAGTTAGATAGAGGAACACTAGGAAATGTAGATAGCTATAGTGTTACAGTTAAAAGAGAATCCAATACTACAATTCATCATTACGGAAACTGGGTAACTTTATCTGTAGACAAGGCATCTGGTGTATACTGTCACTCAGGTTGTCCCAACATGAAGAACCTTGGAAAATATCAGATATCTATCGACGGAGATACAATTAATACACCATTTAGAAGTGGGGAATTGTATTTAATGTACATAGGTACAATGGAGGATGAGTATGGTAACATTCTTTTTCCTTTCCATCCAATGATTACTCCATATTACGAATGGTCTCTTAAGGAGAAGATAATGCTAGATGCATTATTTAATAGTGATGGAAATTATGGAGAGCTTCTTAAGTTGGCCCAGTTAGAGAAGGCAAAGGCTTGGTTAGATGCCTTTGGAATAACATCTGATAAGACATACGGAGAATATGTAGATTCTCAAAGAAAGAAAGAATTAGGTTGGTGGAACCAATACTTTAAATACTTTAAATAATGTTTGATAAACTAATAGAGTTTCTCCTGAATATAATTGAGGATATTATGCCTGTATTCTTCGTGAAGCAGTATAATAATGGCATTCTATTAAGAATGGGAAAATTTGTTAGGATTGTGAAACCGGGAGTGGTATTCAAGATACCTTTTCTGGATAAAATAGAAGTTGTAACAATTGTAACAACAACTTTATCTGTACCTACACAATCGGTAATAACAAAGGACAAAAAACAGTTAGTTGTTAAAAGTGTTGTAAAATATAAGATAGCGGATGTAGAATTATTTATGCTTAATGTATATGACTCTACAGATGCTATATCCGATATAACACAAGCTATCATAAAAGAGCAAATATCCCTTCGTACTTTTGAGGAGTGTACAGATAATGATTTTGATAATACTGTCACTAAGAAATTGAGGGTTGAAATGAAGAAGTGGGGAATTGAAGTAGATAGGGTTACATTAACTGATATAGGACAAATTAAATCTTTAAGACTCTTTAACGAGGGTGCATTAATAGGCTAATGGCAGATTTACAAAATACATCAAGTGCGTCTACAAATATGACAGGTAAGGCTGGTCTAGTTACTGACCTTAATCCGTCATTTGTATCTAATGAGCAATATAGTCATGCCCGAAATGTTGTTAGAAATAGCAAAGAAGGAGATTTGGGAACTATTGGAAACGAGCCATCTAACGAATTTTGTTTTAAGGCTCCTTATAAAATAATAGGTCATATACCTTTACCATCTGATGAGATTGTAATCTTTTCAACAAGTGGAGCTAGCTCTGAGATAGGTATAGGGAATATACAAGACTGTTCCTATAGAAAGATGTTGAATGATGACTGTCTTGCATTTAGCCAAGACCATCCTATAACTGGTGTGGCAAAGCAGGATTTCCAAAAGGGGACAATTATTACTTTTACAGATAAGAAGAATCCAGTAAGAAGAATTGAGCTAAAGAATATAGATAAAATCAAATCTTGTGATGATATTCTTCTATTTAGAAAGATAACTCACCCTTGTTATACTATAGAAAGAGGTCAAACTGGTAATGTGCCAAACGGAATGTATTCTGTAGCAATGGCATACGTTGTTGATAATCAGGTATTTACTGATTGGTTATCAGTTTCTAACAGAGTTCCTCTTTACTCTACATCTGGTTCAAACTCTCTTGATATTAAGATTACAGATATAGACCAGCAGTTCTCTCACTTTGCATTGGTTGTTGTTGGTAATTATATTGACCCTACAACAAAGGGAGTTACCAAGTTGGCAAAGCAGGTCGGAATATACTCAACCAAGGTAAGAAACATATCAGTTTCTGACTTTGTTAATTCTACATATCTGGAGATTCCTTTAGGAAATCTAGTTGTGCAGAAGAAGAGCTGGCAGAAGGCTGGAATAATTGCATCTAATTCTAACTATTTAATGCTTGCTGATTTAGTATCTCGTCCAGAAGAAAACTATCAGCTCAAAGCAATGAAGATAGAGGCTGAGTATGTTGTAGAGCAAGTTCCCTTTGATTACTATGAGAACCAAGGAGAAGACGTAGGATTCTATAGAGATGAGAACTATGACTTCTATATACAGGGTGTATATAATACTGGTGAATTAACAGAAAAGTGGCAAATCCCCGGAAGAAGAGGTGAGCCATCTGACTTCTCACCTGCATCTGGGCAAGATGTATATGAATTGGATGAGCAGTTTGTTGATTGTGAGAAGGATAAAAAGATACCTAGATGGAGAGTTGAGAATACTGCAGGAAAGATGATTCCATATAATAATGAGTTTGTATGTAATAGAAGAGTATTAGGTAGAGGTAAGATGGGTTACTTCCAATCAACAGAATTGTATCCAGATAACCCAGATATGTTTGGAGATAGTGCAAATAAGCCTATCAGATATCACAAAATGCCAGACGAATGTAAGGTACCACGCTACTCTATTGTCGATGGAAAGACTTATGTAAATATACTTGGTGTTCGTTTTAAGAATATAGAGAAATTTGATAACCCAGATATAGTTGGATATAAGATTACCCGTTCTGATAGAAAGGGAGGAAATGGTACTGTTATAGCCAGAGGGCTGATGACAAATGTCCGCTCCTACTACGACCAGTCTTTCCAGCAAACAGTAATGTATGCAAACTATCCAGTAAATGACTTATCTCCTGACCAATTCCTATCTTCTACACAGACTGTATATAAGAATGGCAAGGAGAATAACTTTACTCCTCTTAAGGATTATTATAAGGATAAATTTACCTTCTATTCTCCACACACGCTATTTGAACCAAGATATTCTCTTGGACAGGAAGTAAAGATTGAGACTGAAGAAATAGCTACAGTAACTGGAAAGTTTGAGAAAGTATACAATCATCCCCGCCAAAAGTTGATGAATCAGTTTGCTTTCTGGTTATCTGCAGCAGTTGGATTTATAGAGAGTGCACTTACAATAGCTGGTAAATCTTCTCATAAATCTGAAAAAGAGTTTCAAATAAAACTAACTGGCGTAGACGCAGGTACTATTATTATAAATAGAGCAGGTCAGGATTTTGAAATAAAATCCGTAGAGGACTTGGTGAATCTAAATGTAGTTGCCTTTATACAGGAAAAGATAGCCGCGCAAGATTTATCTGCTATTCAGATTATAACAAACATATTGGCTTTACTCGGTGCACTTGCTATAAAGATACCATATTCTGTATTTTCAGGAATAAGAGCAGCTGAACAGATTATGGATACTATCAGAAACTTTACTGGTTATACAGATTATGTATATCAGTACAATGCTGAGGCAGTGTTCAACCAGTCTAAGTGTATAAGTGATGGTAATAAGAGAAGAAGATTACTTAAACAATTTACTTATCTTCCATCAACAGTCGTTAGTGTAGATAGCAATGTATTCAACAATCTGCATAGAGAGAAGTCCGTACTCTTTGAATTAAATAAACCAATAATAGACCCATCTACAAAGGATACATCTAGAAGAACCGCAAGTGGATTTGGAATATGTGGAAAGATGGATGATAAAACAGAATCTGTAGGTTCTGCATTTTATGCTACATCCAAGGCTATAAATCCTAATCAGTATGGGGCATTAGGTTCATCAGCACCTGTATCAATGCACAGTTGTCCTTTATCTTTTGGGGAAGAGCCAGTTGCTACATCACCAATTTTATATGGTGGAGACTGTATAATAGTTCGTTTCCAGTTCCAAAAGAGAATGCAGTTCTTCTCTCAGAATATAGCAAACACAAACTATCCAGATGGTACAGAGTATGACTATAGAAAATATAGAAACATAGCCTATCCTCGTTTCTGGATGGACTCTACAAAGTATGATTTTTCTGAAATATTAGGTGGAAATGCTATAAATTTTGCACGTTTTTCACGTACAACTACATCAAAGCATAACCTTGATTGTAAAAAGAAGAATGACGGAAAGAATATAGCAAGAGTAGATGATGCATATATGTATCTCTCAAACAACGCTGGATTAGACTTCTTTGTTGAGGCAGACTATAATGTTTCGTTCAGGGAGAAGCAATTGAATGATATGCCCTACTACTCTAAGGAGAACAGAAATCTTTCTGATATCTTCCGTTCTGATAGATTATTAGAGCCGGAAGAGTTCAATATTTCCCGTGCTTTCTCTGACTTATATACTACGGAGATATTTGCACCACAACAGAGATATGACTTTAATCCTGCTGACCCAATTCCACAGGAGCAACCAAATTCAGTAATCTACTCACTACCCTCCTTCAATTTACAGAACGTAGATAACTGGCAATATTTCCTACCTGCAAACTACTTTGCATTTAGAGAAAGTGATTTTGGTCAGCTGACATCTATTCATAAACTTGACCAAGACCGCTTAATTTTCCTATTCTCAAAGTCTTCACCATATATCTCAATGGGTAGAGATTTCTTAGAGTTGGAACAGTCAGGTAGAAAGATAACAATTGGGGATGGTGGATTGTTTGCACAAGACCCCCGTGAGATAATGCCTACAGATAATAACTATGGTGCATGTACCTCACGTTACGCATTTAGCAATACCCATCTAGGTAGATTCTATCCCTCAACAAATCAGGGAAGAATACTGTCGTTTACAGAATCTCTGGACGATATTACAAGAAATGGAATGTCATACTGGTGCAAGAACTATATGCCAATCTTCTTGTATAAGTATTTCCCAAATTATCCAAAGGCAGAAAATCCAGTAAATGGAGTAGGTTACCTAACAGCTTTTGATTCTTTCTATGAGACTATTTATATCTCAAAAAGAGACTTCTCGCCAAAGAAAGAATATGCTAAGGATATCACATATGATGATAAGTTAGGAGTATTTAAGTACAGAGGAAATATAATAACACTTAGAGATAAGAGATACTTTAACGATATAAGCTGGACTTTATCATATTCCCCTCTTGAGAAGGGATTTATTAGTTGGCACGATTGGCACCCAGACTGGATAGTACAAACAGATAACCACTTCCTTACTATAAAAGATAATGGAGTATGGAAGCATAACGAGAGATTTGATAGCTTCTGCAACTTCTATGGAGAAGA